ACTGGTCAGTTTATTACTGTTACTGGTATTCCTAGTTCCGGTAAAAGTGACTTCGTCGATCAAATGGTCGTTGGGTATAACGCAAACTATGGTTGGAAGACAGCGTTTGCTAGTCCAGAGAATGCGCCAACTTATTTACATGCCCATAAACTAATGCGTAAAACGTGGGGTGATATGCCTACGCGCACAGACATAGGCGGTGATAAATGGAAACAGGTTGCAGAACATGTTAATGATAATTACTTTTTCATTGATATGGATAAGTATAGTCTTGAATCAGTGCTACGTAAAGGCGCTGAGCTTGTTAAACGTAAAGGTATTAAATGCTTGGTTATAGATCCATTTAATAAGATAAGAGACATTGACTGTAAAACAGAAGATGTAAACAGATATACAATGGAGTATCTAACTAAGATAGAGATGTTTTGTAAGAAGTATGATGTACTTACGTTTATTGTAGCACACCCAACTAAAATGTACAAAGACAAAGATGGTCAAATAGAAGAGCCAACTATGTACAACATTAAAGGTGGTGGTGAATGGTACGATGCTAGTTATCACGGTATATTAGTTCACAGAAATTACGAAGAGAAAACTGTTAAAGCTAAAATACTTAAAGTTAAGTTTCAAAACTTAGGTGAAAACGGAGCTGAAGCACATTTCAAATGGGAACCAAAGTCAGGCAGTTTTATGCCTCATGTTCTGCCTGGTATGGCTGAAGGTGAGAAAATGCCCTGGGAATAATGCCTCCGCACTGGAGACCTAAAAAAAAGTCTGAGTGGAATATGGGTACATATGAAACTACAGAGTTTGATCACAAGGCTATGAACTGGTGTATTAATAACGGTATAAAAATAGCACCGTTTGCTAAGCAACCAGGTTCATGGTATATAGATATAACAATAAACGGTAAAACAAACCGATCGCCTCATGTTTATATTAAAGATATGATATGGGAGAAGATCTATGAATATTATAGATATTATTATGAGAAATACTTTCAAGACAGCAAATGAAGCTTACGAGTATATGCACAACGAAATCATTACTAATGGTGTCGAGTTTGCAGGTACCAAAGCTTTGTTTAATATAGGGTTTACAATAGAAGATCCTACTAACAAAGTAATTACAAACAAAGAGCGTAATTGGAAACATGACTACGCTGAAGCTGAATGGAAATGGTATATGTCTGGTGACAGAAATATATCTAAGCTAGGTGAGATATATGGCAAGGTACCCGCTATATGGAAACAAATGGCTGACCCTGATGGAGAAGTTAATTCAAACTATGGTTGGCAATGGCAACGTAACAATCAGCTTGAGCATGTTATAAACAAATTAAAAACAAAAGACAACAGGCAAGCTGCTATAAGTATTTACGATGGTAAAGAAATAAATGCTTATAAGTTTGACACGCCTTGTACGTATGCAGTACAGTTTACTGTAGTACAAGATAAGCTATACATGTCTGTCTATATGCGTTCTAATGATCTCTGGTATGGTTTCTGCAATGATCAGTATCAGTTTGCATCGTTGCAAGAAATGGTTGCAGAGAGATTAAATTTGCCAATAGGCACATATTACCACCACGCGCATAATCTACATTTATATAACAATAAAATATAATTTATGTATTATTTATACCACATTCCTGGTAAAAAAATCGGTGTTACAAGTAATCTATATAACCGTGTAACTCTTATACAAGGCTATAAGGAAGATGAATATGAAGTTCTTGAGCAGTCAGACGATATAGACTATATATCAGACCGCGAAATAGAACTTCAACAGTCTTATGGCTATAGAGTTGATAGTAAGAAGTATAAAAATTTATACACAAAATCTAATAAAATGAAAATAAACCCAACAGACCAAACAAGTACATTTCCTTTGCCTGTATCTAAATTGAAAGGTAGACTTTTAGATAATATAGGTTTAAAATGGAAGACGCCAGAGTTTAGTTTTGAACTAAAAAAAGAGCATATTCCTTGGATAATGAACAACGTTAAAACCTCGATGTATAACAACAATCGAAGCTATATTTACAACAAGGCTTTTTACGAAGCCTTTTTTAATCCAACACATAATCCAAAACAAAAACTAGAATCTAATGACACTTTTGATTTAATTAGAAACTGGGCTAATGAAAGAGGTATATATGAAAATGGAGATACTAAAACGCAGTTTGTTAAACTTATGGAAGAAGTCGGAGAGCTCGGAAAAGCAATTCTCAAAGACGATAAAGATGAGTTTATTGATGCCATTGGCGATTGCGTTGTTGTACTTACAAATCTTTCCCACTTGGGCGGGTTCGATATTGAACATTGTATTAGCAGTGCTTACAATGAGATCAGCGATAGAACTGGATCTATGGTAAACGGAACATTTGTTAAAGATGAGTAATTACACAGTAAAGACTAAAGACGAAATCGTACAACAAGTTATCGAAAAGATAGATCAACGTAGTCTGGTTGGTCAAGCTAAGTACGGTGCTACTATGATGGGTGAAATTGAAAATCAAGTAAAAGACTTAGATAGATTTTTAGTTGATGTTCAAGAAGAAATAATGGACGCATTGCTATACATACAGTCAGCTCGTCACTGTTTACAAAACGAGATAGAAGAGTGTATGTTAAAAAGAATGGACATTATAGGCCAAAATGGTAACGATGGCCTTCATTACGATATTGAAGTTAACGATGAAGAGACCTTATAAAAGAAGATCAAAAAAACGCGGGCCAGTTCAAGCAAAAAAAATAACATACGACGGTATTAATTTTGCTTCTGGCCTTGAGCGTTATATGTACATGGGTTTAAAAAGAGCTAAAATTAAAAACAAATATGAAGGTGAAACTTTTGTATTGTTAAATGGATTTCACTTTGAAAACAAATGTTATGCAAAACAAGCAAATGGAAAAGGAGAATACAAGGACAGAGGATCAAAACGTATACTACCCATTAAATACACACCTGATTTTATTGGCGATGACTTTATTATAGAAACAAAAGGTAGAGCTAACGAATCATTTCCAATGCGTTGGAAGTTATTTAAAAAGTTAGTTACAGAACAGTTCCCTGAGTATGTATTATACAAACCACAAAATCAAAAAGAATGCGACGAAACAGTAAAATTGATTCTGGAAAATCAAAAAAAATAGCTAGAGCAAAATACAAAGAGCGTCAAATTGACAAATGGATAAAGTGGAGTGTTGATGTTAAAGGTTACGTTAAGTATAAACATCTAGTTGATTTACAAGAACGATATAATATTAAAGTTTATGGCTAAGTTAGCTTTATTTAAATACATTAAGAAGACAAAAGTGCGTAGGCCTGGTGTCCACGCGAAAACAAGGAATAGTAACAACAAACAAAGTAAAAATTATGTCAAAAAATACAAAGGGCAAGGCCGGTAAAGAATGGTCTTTAAGTTTAGGAACGTATCCTGGTATACTCTTTGGAGTAAGAAGTTACGCGGGTGATACACATAGTCAAACGGTTTTTTATCTACCGTTCATTGATCTTGCTTACGAAGTTGAAAGATAATGGGATTGTTTGATGAGCGCATAGCGTACAAACCATTTGAATACCCTGACTATTATACAGAAGGGTGGCTTAAGCAAGCGCAGGCATTTTGGTTGCACACTGAAATACCTATGCAAAGCGACATAAAAGATTGGAATGAAAAATTAAATGATAAAGAGAAAAACTTAGTCGGGAACATATTGCTCGGGTTTGCACAAACAGAGTGCGCTGTTTCAGACTATTGGACACAGAAGGTTGTTTCGTGGTTTCCTAAACACGAGATACAACAAATGGCAATGATGTTTGGTTCGCAAGAAACAATACACGCTGTTGCATATAGTTATTTAAATGAAACATTAGGTCTTGAAGATTATGAAGCTTTTTTACATGAGCCGGCGACTGCTAGAAGGTTTGACAATCTGGTTAGTTATAGCGGCACCGATCCTGTTGGTATTGGTAAGTCTCTTGCTGTCTTTAGCGCTTTTGCTGAAGGGGTTAGCTTATACTCTGCGTTTGCTGTACTGTACAGTTTTCAGTTAAGAAACTTATTGAAAGGTGTAGGGCAACAAATGAAATGGAGTGTACGAGATGAGTCACTTCACAGTAAGATGGGTTGTAAACTTTTCCGCGATATGTGTAGTGAAACACCTGGTTTACTAGAAAATTGTCAAGAAGATATAGCTGAAGCTGCCAAAACTATGGTAGAGCTAGAGGAAAAGTATATTGACAAAATGTTTGAAATGGGTGATATTGAAAACCTAAAAGCATACGACCTTAAACAATTTATAAGAAAAAGAGCAAATGAAAAACTTGTTGAACTTGGATACCTCGCCTTCTTCGATGTCGATACTGAAGCGGCTGATAACCTTGATTGGTTTTATCATCTTACCGGTGGCCATACTCATACAGATTTCTTCGCTATTCGCCCAACTGATTACTCAAAGGCTAACGAAGGTGAAGACTTTGAAAACATATGGTAATTTAATGTCGGAAGACGAAATGTGGGAAGATTTAAGAAAAAGAAATGAAAGAAAGTAAATTAATTGAAATGCAAAAACAGATTCAAGCACTTATACGAGTGGTTGATTATATGCGACAGGAATTGGAGCAGGTAAAGACAATGTCCGTTGGAACTTTTCAAACAATAAAAGAAATGCCTAACTATGAAAAAGCAATCGAAAAGCTTAAAGAGAAAGCTGCTGGAGAGCATGGTGAAAGAGAGGAAGTTGTCTCCGACGGAAAGATTAGCTAATAGGCTAGGATACATGGGGACCGGTTTTTTTGTAACTGCTCCCCATATGTTACCTGACACACCTGGTGTCGTAATATATTTTTTAGCTGGTTTGTTTTGTTTACCACAAGTTTGGGTGGCAAAGCAATGGAACTTAGTAATAGTAAATATAAATGTAATGATGGCGTACGCCATACTATTTTTTAAATAATGTGGAATAATGAATGGAAAAAAGGTGTCGACTACCCATCTTGGGGAGACACGGAAGTATACAAGAAGACTATATCCGGGGGATATTTACATATGGGAGAGTCCCCAAGAGACGCATACAAAAGAGTCGCAACAACAATCGCAAGACGATTGTACAAACCAGAGTTAGCAGATACATTTTTTGATTATATCTGGAAGGGTTGGTTGTGTTTAGCGTCTCCGGTTTTATCTAACACAGGCACTGATCGTGGTTTACCTATTAGCTGCTTTGGTATAGATGTCGGTGATAGTATACATGACATAGGTACTAAAAATTTAGAGATGATGTTACTTGCAAAGCACGGCGGCGGAGTTGGCATTGGTATTAATATGATTAGACCCGCCGGCGCAACAATAACAGGAAATGGAACATCAGACGGAGTCGTACCCTTCTGCAAAATCTACGATAGCACAATTCTTGCAACCAATCAAGGATCAGTTAGACGCGGAGCTGCAAGCGTTAATATCAACATTGACCACAGAGATTTTGAGCAGTGGCTTGAAATACGAGAACCTAAAGGAGATGTCAACAGACAATCTCTTAACTTACATCAGTGCGCAGTGGTTGGCGATAAGTTTATGCGAAAGCTTGAACGAGGAGATGCAGAGGCTAGATCTAAATGGAGTAAACTTCTTAGAAAAAGGAAAAGCACCGGAGAACCGTATATCCTTTTTAAAGGAAACACTAATAAAGCAAATCCAGCAGCGTACAAAGACAACGCTTTAAAAGTACATATGACAAATATATGTAGTGAAATAACTCTACATACTGACGAGTCACACAGTTTTGTGTGCTGTTTATCTTCACTTAATTTATCAAAATATGAGGAATGGAAAAATACAAATATTATATATGATGCTATTTGGTTTCTTGATGGAGTCCTGGAAGAATTCATTCAAAAAGCTAAAGGTCTCAAGGGCTTCGGCAACTCTGTGCGATCTGCAGAAAAAGGCCGTGCACTTGGCTTGGGAGTCTTGGGTTGGCATACGTATCTTCAACAAAATGGAATCCCCTTTGAAGGATTACAAGCCCAGTTTCAAACAAGACGTATATTTTCACAGATTAAAATTGAAAGTGAACGCGCGTCAAGAGCTCTTGCTGAGGTTTATGGTGAACCTCTTTGGTGTCGTGGCACTGGCCTTCGCAACACTCATCTTAGGGCTATTGCTCCTACTGTCAGTAATAGTAAGCTTGCCGGTAATGTTAGTCCTGGCATTGAGCCTTGGGCCGCTAATGTTTTCACTGAACAAAGCGCGAAGGGTACGTTCATTAGGAAGAACAAAGAACTAGAAAAAGTTCTTCGTAAAGCTGGTATAAATACCAAAGAAACTTGGGATAAGATTATGGCCGATGGAGGAAGTATACAAGACATAAAAGAGCTTGCTGATTTCGGCTATGTTAATGGTAGACTAGTACGTCTATCTGAGCAAAATTCGTTAGATCTAACGGGTTTTGATAAAGTAGTAGATGTATTTAAAACCTTTAAAGAAATAAATCAATTAGAGTTAGTTAATCAAGCTGGTATACGTCAACAGTATATTGATCAGTCTGTTAGCTTGAACTTAGCTTTTCCCTCTGAAGCTACACCAAAGTGGATAAATCAAGTTCACATGGAAGCTTGGAAAAAAGGTATTAAAACATTATACTATATGAGAACAGAGTCAGTGTTACGAGGTGATATCGCTAAACAAGCTATGGATCCTGAATGCACTGCTTGCGATGGGTAAATAATAAAGGGGCTTAACGCCCCTTTTTTTTATGCTACATTACTTGATGATGATCTTCGTTTGCCCATACCAACCTTCTTTTTTGCACGAACTACTTTTGATTTTTCACCTTTACTCATTTCACCCCAAGATTTAGGGCTATCTTTACTAACTCTTTTACTAGGTCTACAAACTTTAGTGTTTTTGTTTTTATCAGAGCCACAGACGTTACCTTTTTCATCTTTCCACTCTTCTCTAAACCAACGTTTAAGAGCTAAACCTTTTTCAGTCTTTCTAACCTTCATAGGTGAAGACTTGCGACAGCTACCTTTAGCTCCAGATTTAGTACCAGGAACTCTTTCATAACCGTCCCAACATTTAAAAGGTGAGTTATTTAACTTAAAAGCCATTACTTAGTGTTTTTGAAAGTAAAGTTATCACCTGACACAGCTAATTTATCTATAACTTCTGTTTGTAGATCTCTTAGTAGTTTTTCAAGTTTATCTTTTTCAACAACCATGCCAGCTACTTTATCTTCTAATGCCTCGTTCTTAGCCTTCAGTGATTCTACTTCTTCCGGATTCTTACCTATGAAAGTGTATATGACAACTGATAAACTGCCGACGAGCATACCAACAATAACTTTAAATATATCATTATTGGTGTCAGGTATTTCTTTGTAAGCTAAAAATAATAGTAAACCCATTACCATAGCAAACACAGTGGCAGCACCTACATATCCTCTTAATTCTTTATTTTTAAACATATTACCCTATATTACCTTTTCTTTTTCTACATTTAGCTATATAACCAGAAGCGTAGGCAGATGGAAATACATCATATTTATCTTTTGCTTTACGATAGCAAGCATCTTTCTTTTTTAATGGCGTGGGTTTTTTACTACCTTTTACCTTGTTTACTATAGTGTCAGATTTTTTTGATTCATCTAAAGTTTTAAAAAACATAGGAAGTTTATCATAACTTTTTTGACCCATCGTATCAATCTGAGATTGAGTATAAGGTACGGTTGGCACATCTTTGGGACCTCTAAAGACAGAGTGTTGTATTCTGTCTGGGTGTTTTGGTGTAGGCTTTTTCACGCCTCTAGTTTGTTTTAATGGTGATTTATTTTTCATATCACTTTGTATTTAGTTTTACCATTTTCTTTATAAGCTTTCAAACATCTGTTTCTATTAGTGTCTTCAGACACGTAGGACACATGCACCCAATTAGGATTTTCATCTGTACCAAACTCCCATATCATTTGATCAAAGTCTAAATTATCTTTAATCCAACAATACATTTCAGCGTTTGTTTTATGACCAAAAGTATCGTCTATATCCATAGCTCTACCTTGGCAATGTTGTGACTTTGAACTACCTCCAATAGCCTTATTAAGATCTGCACTTCTATAAAAAGAATTTATAGCTATAGGACCATTAACCCACTCTCTAAGAGGTTCAAATATGTTTTCAGCAACAACCTGCATATTCGTTAATTCGTATTGACTAGGATTATTATCTATACCTAATCTCTGTGCTGTTCTGCTATACACGCCTTCTTTGTAGCTAATATGCTTACTGATTTTTTCCATTTAATTAAAAATTACTTGCTAAATTTATTTCATTTATTGCTTCTTGTATCTCAGCCAACCCCACAGGAAGCGCAAGGTCAAGACCGGCTTTAAATATTTTTTCCATACTACCAGAATTAAAAACAAGCACAGTAGGTACCATTCTAACCCTATACTTCTTTTTAGCTTGTGGTGCTTTTGATATATCAACTCTATAATATGATGCATCTTTTATTTTATCCCATTCGTTAAAACAATTTGCTTCAT